GAAGCCGACCGGCGCGCGGCGGAGATGCAACGGATTGAAGCTCTCCAGCGATCAATCGAGTTGACCAGGCAAGAGGCACAAGCGCTTCAAGAGCTCTCTTCCGTCGATATGTCCAAGATCACAACAGCGGTTGAGAACTTCGGTCAAGGTCTGGTCTTCGCCTCACTCGCTGCGCTCCAAAGCGGAGAGAGCGTCTCCGTCGCTGTGGGTGAAGCTCTCAAGGCGATCGCGCTCCAAGCTGGAGTCGAAGCGATCATGGAGACGGCGCGAGGGACTGCCAAGCTCTTCACGCCAGGGGGACAAGCGGAAGCGGCTGGTCACTTCAAGGCGGCGGCCTTCTTCGGCGCGGCAGCGGTCGCCGCTGGTTCCGCTGGTTCTGCACTCTCCGCGAGCGGCGGCGGCGGCGGAACTGGAGCGTCTCCCACTGGCGCTGCTCAATCGATCAGAGATCGCGACTTCGACCGAGACGAAGAGCGCGGCGGCGTGACGATTAATGTAAACATGGGTCAAGCGGTCATTTATGACACGAAGGCGGCGGCGGAGAGAGCCTTCGCTGACCGCGTCGTTCAGGCTATCAACACTCCGCGTCGCGGCGCGGTCCGTCTAAGGGGGGCATGATGCCAAGCTCTGACAGCGCGCCTAACTTCGCTCTGATGACAGCGGTCGATCTTCGGGATCTCTCTGGAGAAACGCTCTATCAGCGCTCAACCACTAACATCAACATCACGATGGCCTCGACGATCTACGCCGACATGATCGACTTTCTGAACGGCTACAGCGCAAGCCAGACGATCGCCGACACGATCGACCACTATCTGACGGCGGCGGGATCGGCGACGAGTGGAACATGGAGCGCGACGATTAACGCTGACGATAAAGTCGTGATCTCGAATACAGACCGCGCCTTTGATTTTCAGCAAAAGACGGGGACTGACTATCTAGGCTTCGGGACCGCTTCGATCTCCTCGACTCTTGTCGGCGGAGCTCATCAAGTGGTCGCGCCGAATGACTGGATCAGAGGGAGAGTCGCTGGTCCGTTCGAGTTCAACGTCGATCCAGATTCAGAGAACGATGTCGACGTGACAATCGATGGAGAATATCAAGACGTGAGGGTCGCTCTCCGCGATGCTGGATCAGTCGGCGATGTAGACGACGCGAACGGTACGAACAACTTGAGCGCGCGAGACACTTCGATCATGGGCTTAAGCGGGCTCAACTCTATCCGATGGTTGATCGACGAAGAGGGCTTTGCGGTCGTCTCGTATCCAACCGCTGTCACTGATCTGACGTGGAGCTCCACAGCGCTGCGGAACCTTCTCGGCTTCACTGGAGACGAGACCTCGACGACGGTGATCGGCTCCAGCTATGAGCGCCTCAAAGCGACCTACCCTTGCGCGACGGTCCTGATCCCTACTCGACCCGTCGAGCGTCATCAGCTCTCGGTTGAGACGATGGCGACAAGGCGAAGGAGACTTGGCGGATCGATGGTCTCGAATAAGCTCGGGACTTATACGCGCTCGCGCGTTGACTTCTTCGTCGATGCGGCGGCGGACGAGCGAGATCTCTATCAGCACTTCGTCGAGCGCTTCGCTCCCTACACCGGACCAGGGCAGGCGCTCACCTATTATGGAGAGTGGGGAGATTCTCGACGACACGCGGCGCCGATGTCCGTCTTTGGTTCAACCTATGTCGTCGCCAACTATGGCCCGCTTTACTCGATCCAAGACGAGCGCGGGCGATATATCGGGCGATTGATGGAGAACTCCTTTGATCTCAATTATCCGACTAGGATCCGTCGCCGTGTTCCTCTATCTGTCACGATTGAGCATGATCAAGTAAGATAGACGCGCGTCCACCTTTTGGAGGTCTCATGGCTAACACCTTCGTTCTTCCAACTAGCGGCGCGGGCGCTGTCCCTTCTCCTGACGCGGTCGTCTCTGGTCAGGTGATCGAGTCGGAGACAATCGAGAAGCTGACTCAACTTGTGAACTTCACGCACGCCCACCTTGGCTGCTCTCCAGTCGTCAGTCAGGGCTATCAGGGCGAGGTGTTCTCCGTCACGGGAACGCCCGCGGATTATAACTGTATCTGGCGCGTTCCCGTCCCTAGCGATGCTCATCAGACGCTCGTGATTCTGGTGAAGGCGAAGCTCAATAACGTCGGGACCGGCTCGATCGTCTTCACCGAGGACGAGAACAGCAACACCGCGACCATCAACATCACGAGCAACGTCGCCACTTGGTATCGCGCAACGCTCTCAACTGGCGTCCAGTCGAAGGACTACGCGGAGATCACAGCTAAGGCGATTCATAGCTCATCGACTGGGACGATCATCGAGTATATCTCCCTTCACTGGCTCCCGCTCACCTCTCCGCTCGCCGCTGGTCAAGTCGATCAGAATCACTTTGGGACGCTCAAGATCACTCCACTCGGAGAGAACCGAAGCGGCGCCGACTATCCCCTCGCCAGCGCGCGCGGGAAGAACTTGGTCCAGACTCTCCGCGCTCTCGCCAAGCGACCTCGACCGCTCTTCGCATGGTCTGGTCTCCAGCGGGTCGCCAGCGCGCGAGCTCCAAAGACGATGCTCCCAGATATGTTCCGCGAGTTCCGCGCACTGATCAGAGCTTGGGGAGGGTCTCGCGATCGAGATCATGAGTACACCGCTTTTGTCTTCGCCGCGACTCATGGCAACGGAGACGATCGCTTGATCTTGTGGCGAGATCGGCGGAAGACAATCGCGGCGGCGACGGTGACTCCAGACTGGGAAGAGCTGACAGCGCTTGAGCCGTTCCGACGCGAGAGTATCAGCGACCAGGCGGACACCGATCTTATCCGAGACGGTCTCGACCGACCTCCAACCGAAAACGTCGCACCGGCCTCGCCGGTCTGGTCTGTTCAGATATGGGGGCCATGAATGGCGCTGATCCCTGCCTATCAAATCAACGCTCCTTCAACGCGAGCGTGCAACGTCGACTCTCCCGTATTCGGTGGGACGATCGCGCAGATGATCGACCTCACGAATCACCTCGCGCTCGGTCGAGCTCGTCGCTGTGTTCATGCGAATTTTACGAGATTGACGCCCAAAGACTTCGCCGATCTCGACGGTGACACAGACACGATAGAGATAGACGCGGAGGCTCCAGAGTCGTCGGAGCTCTTAGAGATCCCTTGGCTCTCCTCACCCATGGCTCGCTATGTCGTCTTGTTCATCCGCTATCGCGCGGCGTCCTCTGCCTCGATCAATGCGTCACTCTTCGAGCTGAACACGAGCGGCGGAGCTCATACTCAAATAGACGTCGGCTGTTCTTGGTCGGCGATGAATGGGCGCCTTCAATCGACCAACTATTCAGAAGGCGTAGGCACTCGATACGCGCTCCTTGAAGCAACAACGACCGCGCAGATCAGAGACGCGAGCGGAGGAGTCGATGAGCCTCGTCCTCTAGTGATCCCCTCCGCGTCGCGAGGTCTGGAGCTCATGGTGAGCCTTGATTGCACGCAAGTCTCAATCACGTCGGTCGACGTCTTCGAGCTCTATGAGGAGCAGTGGTCATGAGTCTCACCGATAGAAGCCAGAAGAGGCGCTTCGCGCTGGTTATCGCGGGCCTTCCAGAGGTCTACTATTCGCACTCCTCCGAGGGGCTAACCAGTGTTCCCGCGATCGGGAATGCACTATCGACGACGCTAGGCTCGACGCTGCGGACGTTCAAGGAGTCGATTGTCAACGTCACAGACTACGGGGCGAATCTCGATCCTCTCGGCGGCGTCGCCTCATATACGCCGATCACGGTCTCGCTCGTTATCGACCGCAACGGCGGCGACTCTGATCCAGGCGTTATCCTCTCACGGATCGGACCGCGCGCGAGCGGAGCTTCTCACTCCTTCCTCGTCGATGGCATCAACCATAGCGACTCCACTCCAATCACCGTCGAACTCGATCGCGACGTCAGCGCGGTTTACTCCAGCGGAGACTATGCGCATATCGGCGCCGAGACCTTCCTCGTCTCTGGGACGACGAGCGGCGCGAATCCGACTATAACATTCAGCGATCGCGGCCTCGCCGACACTCCGATACAAGATCACCTAATCTCTCTGGGCGGAACCAACTCGCCAGAGATGACGGATCAAATATGCTACTGGCGCGGGCGCCGCGCGTCGATCTGGGTCTCGCCAGGTCGAAGCGATGGATCTTACGGCGGATGGGTCGAGCTTATGCGCGGCTTCCTCGACTCCACTCCACAGATCGAGGACGGTCTCGCGGTGACGCTCGAAGTCGTCCCCCTCACCGCGCTGATTGATCAAGGGCTCACCGGCGAGATCTCTCGTCAGACGACACTCCTCCAAGGCTATCACCGCTTCGAGGCGGGCGTCGGGAACATCGTCGAATATGCGCAAGGTCTCCACGCGCCAAGCCCGACCGCTCAACCCAATCTTATGGGCGTCGGGATCGGTTCTTGGAATCACCACGGCGGCGGGTCTCTGCCTACATCGGAAGCCTTCACGACTGGACAACATCAGCACGCAGAGATTTTCGATATCACGCTCACCACAGCGGACGGCGCACGATATAGCAATCACCCTAGAATCGGTGACCTTGGCTTAGAGAATAAAGGCGGACAGGTCGAGCGCTTTGAGGTCGTCGCTTATCGGATTCAAGGAGGCGACAACGTCGGCTATGACCTTGATCCCGACCCTCGACCGCTCTCCGATTTTCACAACGATCAACACGGCTACGTTATCCCCTGCCAAGAGATCAAACGCTATGAGCAAGCCGAGGGCCTGATCCGATGGCCGGAGGAGTTCATCACCAGCTTCAACGCGGCGGCGCCGAGTGGTCGCACTGGTCGCGATGGCGGCTTCTTCTCGGTCCGCTTGGTCGAGGAAGGCGGACGGATCCAGCTTCGTCTCTTACCCTTCGCCGATACCCGTCTAAGAACGCACATCATGTTTTGGACGCATCCGGCGGCGCTCTTCAACGAGGGAGTGAGGAATCTCCGATACTGGGGAGCGAACGGTCCGCAAAGACCAGTAAGCGAAGTGACCGGTCGCGAGCTCATGGTCCTCCCGATCGACTGGTCTCCGCCAGCGCGGCGAGAGTACCCCCTCCTCCCACCACATGAGGACGCGAGGAGAGACGCGACCCTCTACCGGCGCGCATGGGAGCAAGACGAGCAAAAGCTTCAGGTCTACAATCTTCGCGATTACGCGCTCGGCTTCTTCCAACCAGGCGAGGGAAGAATCCTCGTCTCTGATCAGCTCCCAGGGCTACCCAGTGCAGCTGGGACCAGCGTTTTCCCTGTATCAGTGATCAGCTACGATCGACGGATCGACTCTGAAATAGAACAGACCGTCATGGTCACTCATCAGGTCGCCGAGGTCTACGGGACAGCGACCGTCGGTTATGGGCTCATTCTCGCCGATCGACAGCCTCAAGATATCCAGCCGATCGTCGATTGGGCGTCACGCGGAGACGATGGTCGAGCGAAGGTCGCTCTCGCAAATCTCTTCGACGCGGTTCCCCCTGGCGAGATCATTCTCCAGCTCTTGGAGAGCGGAGGGGGAAACCAGATCAACGGCGACTATGACGTCTCCGCGATCGGTCTAAACCTGCCTTCTAGCGCCATCGACGAGAACAGCTTTCTCGCTCTCTCCGATGCGACTCGTCTCTCGGATATGACGCTCGCGCTCTCTGGTGATGACGTCGAGATTCTGGACGTCGTCGAGGGGATTCTCAAAGCGCTCGGCGCCGCGATCGTCCTCCGGCGAAGTGGGACCGATAACGAGCGGCTAAAGTTAACTTGTGTTCCGGTCGGGATGGAGCAAGCCTCGCGGGTACGCCAGACGATCGCGGCGGGTGACTGGCTCGTCGATCCTCCTCCATCATGGGGAACGCGCGATGCGAGCGTGAATCAGATCGTCTTCAAGTATGACTGGGACGACGCGGAGAAGAAGTTCAACGGCGAGGTCATCGTTAACAATGAGCGGGCGATCATGGCTTACTCTCAAGAGCGCCAGTCGATGGACCTTGAACTCTACGGCGCAACGGCGGAGCGACTAGGGCAAAACAGCGCAGATCTCTATTCAGCGGTGCGCCCGATGTTCACGAGGATCTTCCGCCTCGCCTCTGATCCCGTCCGCGTCTGGCGCGGGTCGGTCGGATTCGATCAGGGTCACCTTCTAGAGGTCGGCGCGATGGTCGAGGTCTCGTCTCCTCACTTCAAGGGCTATGGAGACTCATACGGTGTCACCGATGGCTTAGCGCTGGTTCAGTCGGTCCGCCAGTCTCTCACCGGCGAGGGTGTCGACGTCGAGCTCCTCCACTATGGTCTCGGCGCGGCGGGCTGGAATGCGAGCGCGGAAGTCGTCGCGGTCGTCTCGGCGACGGTCCTAGAGTTTGACGCCAATACATACACGCGCGGACGCGATGCAGCTGGAGAGCTCACAACAGACCTCGCACTCTTCGAGGCGGGCGATGAGGTGCAGTACATCCCGCCAGGCGACGAGGACAACCCAACGACGCTGACGATCGCCTCCGTCGACACCGCCACGAATCGGATCACGTTCACGGCGGCTCATGGGGTCGCGTCAGCGGTCGGTCATATTGAGCCGACAACCTACGACAATGCGCCAGCGCGTCACCAGATCAGGGCATATCTCGCCGACTCGTCTGGGACGCTCGGCGCTTCCTCTGACGACGGAGACAAGTATTTATGAGAGTCACGATTAAGAGCCTCAAAGCTGAAGTGAGCAATCTGGAAGCGGAGATTAAGCAGACCGCTTATCGTCTCCGCCATGTCGAGCGCGAGCTCCTCGCGAGTCAGATCGATCTGCGACCAGGCGACGACCGCGCGGGAGCTCCGGAGCCACTCGCGGACGCGATCTCTCAAGCGGCGCTCGACGCCACTCTCCGCGCTGAAGGCGAGTGGGAGCTCGACGTCACGGAGCCAGGTCTCGGCGGAGCTCACAGCGCTGATCGCATCAACGTCTATATTCGCAGCGACGAGGGGCTCCAGTGGGCTGATGCGAATATGAAGAAGGACGGCGCGAACCCCTACGAGAAGAATGGCGACTTTGCTTGGTGCGGCGCCTTCGCCGCTTATTGCTGGGCGATCCTCAAGCCAGAGATCCGCAAGCGCACCTTTCCCTCGACCTATCGTCTCTGGAGAGACTGGCAGTCGAGGCGCATCCCGACTTCAAACATGAGAGCGGGTGATATAGTCGTCGTGTGGAATGATTCAGCCTCACAGGCAGATCGGGAGAGAAAGCCGTATGGACATCACATCACAATCTGTCGACAGCCAGGCGCCGACTGCTTCTCAACATGGGAAGGAAACGCGCGAGCGAATGGCCCCGACGGACGCTATCGAGAGGGAGTCGGGACAAGAGAGCGAGACCTCTCCACCGTCGCCGTCGTTTATCGACCTCAAGTCTCCGATCTCACCTAAGTTGATCGCCGCGCTCGGCGGGCGGAAGATGTCGGCCTATCTGGTCTCCGTCATTGTGACCGCTCTCCTTGCTGTCCTCGATAAAGCCTCCTCCGAGGTCTTACTCGCTCTTCAGACCGCTCTCGGTGCCCTCATTGGGGGCAACGTCGGAGAGCACAAATACAAGGGAAAATAAATGGCTCGTTTTGCATATACGACTCAACCGGTCCGCACTGCGGCTTATACCGGAACGATCGACACTTCAGGGAACGCTTCGACCGACTGGACTGATCTGGTCTCCAGCGACGTCACCGACTCGAAGACAGGCTCCGCGCTCGCCGCTGGTCTGATTTTTACTTCAGTCGCGGTTCAAAATCGGAGCTCCAGCGCGAGCGCCTTCCTCAAGCTCCGCGCGCGCGTCGGCGCGGGTGACGCCACAAGCGGAGAGTTCGAGATCCCAGCGGGCTCCGCGATCTCGATCGAGTGCGCTGGTCTCGCTGGCGGAGCTCCGGCGACTATCGCATATAAGAAAGCAGCGGCGGGCGATGAGCTCGTCTTCCTCTTCGGCTTTGAAGCCGCGACCGTATAAGGAGAGATCATGAGCATTGTTATCAGTGGAGGCGGGGGAACTGGCGGCGGAGCAGGAGCGACCAATCTTAACGGCTTGACCGACGTCAACATCACGTCCGTCGCGAATGGTCAGCTTCTCGCCTACAACAACACTTCCGGCCAGTGGGAAAACCAGACCGGCGTCACGGGCGGCCTTACATACAAGGGCGCTTTCAACGCGACCGCAGGGACTCCATCGCTCGCGAATGCGGTCCAAGGTGACTTCTATATCATCGACACCGCTGGCACGATCTACGGTCAGACTTGGAACGTCGGCGATCACCTTCTGATCAATGAGGATATGGGCGGTTCGGTCACGAACAGCAAGATCGACAAGGTCGACAACACCGATCAGGTCACGAGCGTCAACGGTCAGACTGGCGCTGTGACTGGGCTTCTTGAGGCGGCGAATAACCTCTCCGATCTGGTGAACGTCCCGACTGCGAGAGCAAATCTCAATCTTGGCACAGCGGCGACGAGCGCGGCGACCGACTTCCTCGCGGTCGCGAATAACCTCTCCGACGTGGCGAACGCAGCGACAGCGCGCTCGAATCTGGGCGCGATCGCAGAGGTCGTCGAGGACACGACTCCGCAGCTTGGCGGGAATCTCGACGTCAACGGTCAGGCGATCGTCTCCGCGTCAGCGGGTAACATCGCAATCACGCCAGACACGACCGGCTCAATCGTTCTTGATGGTCTGAACTGGCCCCAAGCGGACGGGACAACGGGTCAAGTTCTTCAGACGAATGGCGCTGGTCAGTTGTCCTTTGTTAACCAGACAAGCGGCGGAGTCACTTCGGTCAACGGCCAGACTGGCGTCGTCACTGGTCTCCTCGAAGCAGCGAATAATCTCTCTGATGTCGCGAACGCAGCGACAGCGCGCTCGAATCTGGGCGCGATCGCAGAAGTTGTCGAGGATACGACGCCGCAACTTGGAGGCCCGCTCGATGTCAACGGTCAGGCGATCGTTTCCGCGTCAGCGGGTAACATCGCGATCACTCCCGACACGACTGGATCGATCGTCCTCGACGGTTTGAACTGGCCCCAAGCGGACGGGACGACAGGTCAAGTTCTTCAGACGAATGGCGCTGGTCAGCTCTCCTTCGTTAACCAGTCGAGCGGAGCAGTCACAAGCGTCAACGGTCAGACTGGCGCTGTCACTGGTCTCCTTGAAAATGTCGTCGAGGATACGACTCCGCAACTTGGAGGCCCGCTCGATGTCAACGGTCAGGCGATCGTCTCTGCGTCAGCGGGTAACATCGCAATCACTCCCGACACGACTGGATCGATCGTCCTCGACGGTTTGAACTGGCCCCAAGCGGACGGGACGACAGGTCAAGTTCTTCAGACGAACGGGGCTGGGCAGCTCTCCTTCGTCAACCAGTCGAGCGGAGCAGTCACAAGCGTCAACGGTCAGACTGGCGCTGTCACTGGTCTCCTTGAGAACGTCGTCGAGGACACGACTCCGCAGCTTGGCGGGAATCTCGACGTCAATGGTCAGAGCATCGTCTCCGCGTCGGCTGGTAACATCGCAATCACGCCAGACACGACTGGATCGATCGTTCTTGATGGTCTGAACTGGCCCCAAGCGGACGGAAGCGCTGATCAAGTGTTGAAGACGAATGGGGCTGGGCAGCTCTCCTTTGTTGATCAGACCAGCGGGCTTCAAGATGTCGTCGATGATACCTCGCCTCAACTTGGCGGCGACCTCGACGTCCAGGCGCGAATCGTCACGACCTCAACCGCGAATGGGTCGATCGGCCTTGAGCCAGACGGGACGGGTTCAGTCGTCGCGCGCGGAACTGGCGCGGGCAATACACCAGGAACGCTGACTCTCAACTGCGAGCAAAACTCTCACGGGGTCGCGCTCCAGTCTCCTCCCCATAGCGCGGCGGCGAGCTACACTCTCAAGCTTCCGACGGGAGTTGGGACCAGTGGCCAAGCGCTGACGACCGATGGTAACACGCCAGCGCAGCTCTCGTGGACAACGGTTGGCGGCGGCGGCGGCGGATCTCGCCCGACTGTCACCACAGACTCAAGCGGAACGAATAGCACGATCAGCGATCCCGCAGCGGCTGACCTTGAGGATATTTATCTCGTCTCTAATGGTGCGGCTGCTGTGACGATCACCCTTCCCACTGTCACGGCTAACAGTGGTTATAAGGTCAATATCAAGCGACTCGGGACCGCGAACGTCACGATCTCACCCGCGAGCGGAACGATCGACGGTGCGCCTTCACAGGTTCTTTCTGTCCAGTATGCAGCCTATACGCTGACCACTGACGGGACTAACTGGTATATCATTTAAGGAGATGCTTCATGAGCTATTCAGGGCAAGATCCAGCCCCCTGCCTAATTCAGGGGCTCTCTACGTCTGACATTCAAGACACTTGGTCAGATAACCGCGTAACATTCACCGCAACGAATAACGTTGCAGCGCTTCCCGCGTATTATGTCGGCGACTGGTGCCTTCGAGTGAGTAACAATGGGAGCTCTAACTATTATGCCAATTTTAAACCCTACGCGACCGCGCATCGGTCTGAACATGGCATAACTGAAGGTTGGCAGGGAACGACTAACTTCTGCGGTTCAGAGACGCTAGTCTGTGCGCGTAATGATATCTCTTTCATTCAGCATTATAAGAGCGGGTCTTCAGCTGTCAGAGACTACCCAGGGTGCTCTACAATTTGTGAGATTTTTGTATGACTCACCTTGTCTTTCAGAAGGTAGATATCGGCTTGGCTTGGTTCGCTCCAAGCTTCTCGGGAGTGCCAGCGGCGGGCGACTATTTTACGCTCACCGTCGGCGACGTGAATAACCTCTCAATCACTGGAAGCGGGACGTCGACTCTCTCTTTTCCGGCGGGAACGTATCACTTCAAGATCTCAATCGGCGGAAATCGCTCATCAGCTTCAGCCTCTAACACTGATTTTATGTATTATCAGATTGAGGTCGGCGGGTCGCTCGTTGGAAATCTTAGCGGCTGGGACCGCTACGAAAACAGCAGCTTGCAGCGGATCTCCTCGAATGTTGCTGAAGCTGTCTTCACAATCACCACAGCGACAAATGTTAGAGTTAAATGCACCGCCGCCACTGGGACGACGTTCACGCTAGACTCTGACTATTCTTTTGCTATGGCGAAGGGGGAACAATGACTTTTATCGCTGAGTCAAAAGTGAGCTCCGCCGCTTGTGCGCGATACTATGATATCACTCAAGACCAGATCGCATCCGTCGGATTAATCTTGAAGCCCCAATCTTCGGCAACATGGGGAGACAGTGGGAACTGGAGCTATAACTCAACAACTGGTCTTTTCACTCTCTCAAGCTCTCACATTTACCACATAGAAGCGGACGTCTTCGCCGCGCGTCAGGGCGGCGTCTTGGCTTATGGAACTGTAATTTGTGGTTTTACTGATAGCGGAGGAACAGAGCTCACGGATAGCGCGCGAGGGGGTGGCCTGTATCAGTCTTGTGAGCGCTATTATAACTCCTTCACGAAGGTGAACGATCAGACCGCTTACGCGGTTATTGATGGCTCCACTGTTAGTTCTTTCTATTGGAAGATCCTCGTCTTAGAGAAGACGACAACTGTCACGGTTTATCTCGACGCGTTAAGCCAAAACGGCGGGTCTTCATGGGGGCTCTCTGGTTCTCGTCTTATTATTCGGGAGTATCCAGCATGATGACCGAACAACAGACCTATGCAGCAATCGCGCTCTCTTTCCTGATCTCGTTCTTCGGCGGTCGGGCGTCGGTCTCCTCCGTCTCTCACTCCGACGAGTGTCGACCAGAGATCGAGACGATCGGGCGCGCGGAGAAGCAGATAGGCGAGCTTGAGGCTGCTCTTGCTGGCGCTGAAGCTCGCGGGCTGAAGGCGTGCGTCGCTCGCGAGCGTCGTCTTTGTAAAGGCCAGATCGAGGCGACCGAAGCAGCGGCGACCGCGCTCGACTGCATTATCTGTCGCAAGCGCTGCACCGATGGAGCGATCCCATGATCCCCCAACTCGCCCTAGTTGGTCTTCTCGCTCAAGCGCCTATCGAGACCGATCACTCTTTCGGCGTCGTCGTCAAAGCGGCGGCGGAGCTCGGTCTTGACGAGGCTTTTCTCGATGCGGGAGAACCGGCGCCGCGACCAGGCTTCTTGTTGACGCGGAACCAGCTCGCGCGCCTTCTCGGAGATGTCAGCACCGCGCCTAGTCGCTGTGAAGCTCGTCTTCGCGATCAGGGTGTGAGCTACGAAGAGAAGCTTCAGGCGAGCGCGCGTCGATGCGAAGAGCGTCTCGCTCCGATGGTCACGCGGATCGACGAGCTCCAGCGGATCGAAGACCGCCTCCAAGAAGAGCTCGCGACGGAGAAGGATCGCTTATACTGGTGGAAGGTCGGGACGCTCGGCGGCGCCGCTGCTATCGTCACAACCTTCACTCTCATTTTGGTGATGGAGTAGACCAGTGGAAACGATGACGACAATCTCTCTCGGATCAGCGATCGCCTTCTTCGCGCTGGTCTTTCAGCTCGTGAAGATCAAGACAGAATCCGCCGCACAGATGGCGACGCTTGAGCAAAGAGTCGTCTCCCTCGAAGCTCGCGCGAAGTCGGTCGACGCTGATCTTAAGGCGATCAGGAGCGACCTCTCGGAGATCAAGGCTCTCTATATGCGTCTTGAGGGCTACTTGAAGCGGACCCCTCCGCCCGCGTGAAGTGGAGGCGCCAGACCGGCCAATCGGTCACGGTCCAGTCCCACCGGCACCGATAGAGCAGCGCGCGGACTTGCTCGTCGATGTGCTGCTCTCCGAAGGAGTGCCACTCCCTCCGGAGCTCTTCGACGCGACGCTTCGCCTCTTGGAGTCGATACCAGATCTCGCGGCGTATGTGCTCCGGCGCCTCGTAGCACTCGACCTCTCTCTCCGTGAGACGATCACGGTGAGCGGTGGCGAAGTCGAGCTCGCGACTGATCAGGCATAGGTGAGCCTCTCTTGTGAGAGGAACCCACCATATTCCGTCGACGTTGATCTTCAACGTCTGATACTCATTAAGGATAATTGGGGCGATTGTTTTTTAATAGGTTCCAACCTTTTTTTTTGCTCCCCAATATATTCAAAAGTCACGGTTTTTCTCTCTTTGTGGATCTTCCAGTTTTTACTCTGTTTTATGCTTTTCCCTTTGTAGTCAGATCTCTTGCCTTGTCTTACACGCAACCACTTCTCGTCGCGATCTCTTAAGGAGATTAAGTTAGGATGGGCGCTTTTTGCATAGAACTTTTTTCCTTTTTCATAAAATTGTTGAGCGACATGATTGCAGAAGTTAAGGGCTAAGCCCCTCCCTTGAAAATCAGGCAGTATTACAAACCGATGTCCTCTGACAGCGTTGCTCATATAGCCGCTTGGATGAGAGATCGCAGCATAAAAACCCACTTTTTTTTCATTTAGTTTCATAATCCAAACAGAAGCGCTTTTGTTGATGTCTTCGGTCAGATAATGAAAATCTTTGAAGGCTTCCCAGTCGTTTATATTGCCTCTCTCATAACTGATGAGATCTTCTTTTTGTGCTTTCCATCCATCAGATGGTCGCAAGTAAATTGTATTTTCCCAAAGATTTATAACCCAACAAGGGTCCAGATAGCTTTCAAGATTCTCTCGGCAAGTGGCTATCGTTATTTGACTTAATCCACTTCTTTTTATGCTTTTATTTAGACCTATGGCCATGGATTTAGCTAAGTCTTCATGAACCGTCGATGTAAACTCATCGATGCAGGCGTTGGAAACTAAGCTTCTCGCGATGGTTGCTCTATGTCTTTGTCCTGTGCTTAAGGCATGGTATGGTTTCACTAAATCTTTTATATTTGATAGCCCTATATCTGTTAGTTTTCTCAAGGGAACTTGAGAGCAGATGGCTTTTGATTTATCCCAACTAGAATTTAAGCCAAGAGGCGACTCAAGTTCTGAAAGTAAAGAGCTTTTTCCAGAACCTGAAGGACCGGCGATTAATCCCAGAATGTATTTTTTGGGGATATCAAATTTTTTTAGGAAAAAAGAGCTTTCTCCTTGATATTTGAAATCAAACATATTGGCAAGGGACTCTACAGTATCATCAGGCTGAATTGAGCTCGTTAAAAGTTTCCCGCCTATTGTCCTTGTATTTAGATCGTGATGAAATAAATCTTTCATAATGTTTGAAAGTCTGGCTCGGCGCTATCGCCGAGAAGGTGTGGGTGAAGCGTAAAGAAGGGCGAATCAATGGAGAAGTGTTCATCGAGTATCGCCTCGACCTCGTCGCTCGTCGTCGGCGCCGCGATGCCTCTCCCTTCGAGATAGATGCGAGCGTCTTTCAGTGGGATCCCCACGTCTTCGAGTCTTTCATGGAGTTCGTCGAGCGCCCGCGAGAGACGACCTCGCGGCGCCCGTCTCTCGCGGCGCTCGTCTCTCGCGGCGCTCGTCGGGGCTGGCGCTGGCGCTGGTCGAGGCGGCGCGCTCTCTTCCGTCGGCGCGAGCTCTGGAACGCCGACCGTCTCTGCGACCTTATCCTGATCGCGGCCCTTCTCGTCAAAGAAGGCGGCTTCTTCAACGGAGTAAGTGTTAGCGCCGCTTGTGCGGCAGACAATGTCAGGGAAGAGGACGCTCGCCACTTCAGTGTGGAGCCTCGCCGCGAGCATGCGCTCGGGATACTGGCGCCAGGTGTTAGAGTTCGCGAGGTTCGCCCGCTTCGCTTGGTCCATCGTCCAAGAGAAGCTCATCGCCTTGAGCCCCTTCCGCTTCACGCGGAGCGAGACCCGCTCCGGCGTCCAAGCTGTGTACTCCAGCTCTTCGACGAGCCCTGAACCGAGGACGTCCGCCCACTGAACCGCAGCGTGCTCCGAGAGCTTGTTGCCGCGCATCAGGTGAGTATTCTGAATCGTCTGCGCCATGTTCCACCCGCGCGGAGCTCCGACCGCGTAGTGAGCGAAGAGGATATCGGCGGGGCTCATCCCCTTCGAGAACTGCGAAGCGGAGAGCGCCTCTGCGAGAGCCTTATCTTGTGCTAGCTTTTCGATGCTGATATTCATTTGTTTACTCCTTTGTCGGGGGGGCGTTCTGTGGTTATGGGGGCGCCCCCCCTACTTATTTAGAGGGGGATGATGAAGCCGATGATTGTCGCGACGATCACCGCGCCGATCGCGAGAGAGACGGCGACCGTCTCCCAGAGAGAGGGATCATTCTCGACCAGCGGAGCGGGACGGACCCACTCGTCGGTCGGGGTCTGGCTCCGAAGAGGCTTGAGGTCGGTATAGCAGATCGGTCCGTTATCGTTGTTCATGATGCACTCTCTTCGATGATCTCCGCGCAAGCGAAGCAAGTCAGGTTGTTGTTAGCGCCGACCTCAAGATCGACGGGCCAAGCGCCGACGTGATCGCAGTGATGACACTCGCCATGCACGACGACCGCGAAGTCATCACCGGCGGGATTGAATGGGAAGTTCTGGGAAGCTGCCTCGATAGCCTCGTCGGGCATCACCCAGGCAGGGTGAGCGAAGAAGGTCTTGATGCTCATGAGCGGGCATTCTCCATCGCGATAGCAGATCTCAAGAGCTTGCGGACAATTTGAGAGCGAGAGGTCTCCTCGCCAGCAGCGCGGCGCTTGGCAACGAAGGAGTCGAGGAGCGCGAGCGTCTCCGGATCGAAGTTGATTGATACGAGTTTCTTGATGGCCATCGTCGGGCCTCCTTTCTTGTTCTTAAATAGATTGACTTACCATTAACCGTATGTCAACAATAAAAGAGGACGAGACGAAAGGAGGCAGGATGGCCAGTCCGCCTTACGCTCCAGTCGAGGAGCATATAAGAGGAATCCTTCAGGATACTCGCTTGAATCCGCTGGAGCGCTGCGCAGCGATCGAGCTCTATTATCACACTGACTGGCACACTCGCCGGCTCAAGTGCCGAGGAGTGATCGCCGCGCATATCAGGCGCACCATCGGTCGAGGGCAGACCGCAGCGAAGAAGACCAAGAAGAAGCTTGAGGAGTTCGGCTTCATCCAAGGCGACTACTTCGACGCGTCGGCTTGGGTGCGATCAGAAGTGACTGGTCCGAAAACAGACCGGTCTGAAAACGGACCGGTCCGAAAACAGACCGGTCTGAAAACGGACCACCCCCCGTCCGAAAACGGACCACCCCCCGTCCGAAAACAGACCACCCCCCGTCCGAAAACGGACCACAATACTTCTCTTACTTCTCCCTCTTCTCTTTCCCTCTCAAATCCAAGTCGACCCAAACAGCGCGCGAGCGCGGACGAGGCTTGTGAGGTGAACGGGAGAGATCGCTTTGAGGACTTCAAGAACTTCTTGAACAACTACTAAGGAACACGGCGATGAATCTGGATCTACAAAAGACACTCGAAACACTCAAAGCACTCGCCAAAGACGCACCGGACAATCGGCCTCCTTGTCCAGCTGTTGACGGAGTGGTTCCCAACGATCGCTTAGTCGAGCAAGTCATCAAGGGCAAAGACATCACCACGGTCGACCTTCTCCCTAACTGTAAGAGTCAGTGCATACGCTCCGAGAATGGCCTTCACTTCATGGTCTCGAATCCATACGAAGTGAACCGAGGAGCCGCTCGTCTCTGTCCTTGCGGGAAAGCTAACCAGCGCCTCTCCTCGATCAAGGCCATGAAGCTGCCAGTCGAGGCAGCTGAAAAGAATCACTTAAACTATGACTGGAAGATTGAAGGTCAGGAGCTCGTCGGGAAAGTTGAATACTTCCTCAAGGCTCTCTCCGAAGGAGAGCGAAAGGTTCTTATCCTCGTCGGCGATCCAGGCACCGGCAAGACTCACCTTCTTTACGCGATGGCCTATCTCGCGGCGATCTCTCAAGGCGGATCGATGAGGGTGAACTATATCTCCCAGCCTCACTATCTCTCCAAGGTCAAGGCGGGCTTTGACGATCCGCATAAGCGGGTCGAGCGCGTCACCGGCTCAAGAGCTCTCTTCCTCGACGAGATCGGCTATGGACGCCAGACCGACTGGGAGAAGGCAACCATCAACGAGCTCCTTCATCATGCTTGGCAATCTGGACAAGCGCTTGTCCTCGCCACTGATATCGGTTGGGAGCGCTTAGGCTCTTTCCTCGACAGGCGCATCAAGGACCGACTCATCGAAGGGACCGAGGGGAAGCGCTTAGTCCATCACTTCACCGGCAAGAGTCAGCGATCGAAGGGTGTGCAGTGGTGAGCAGCACTCATCAGCTAAACGCGGAGGCGGCGCTTCTTGGCGGCGCGATGGTCGACATCAAAGGCTACCTTGAGGCGCGCGCGACCCTCTCCGCCACTGACTTCACGGACCCGCTTCATCGCCAGATCTGGGAAGCGATCGGGGAGCTCGTCGAGAAGGGGAAGCCGACTCTCGCTACAGATGTCCTCTCTCACCTTCAGAGCCAGGGCGAAGTCAGTGAGGAGCGCTTCTTTCAGATTGCGTCTCATATCCCGATCGGGACAAGCGGCCTAACAGACAAGCTCAAGACAAGCGGAACGCGGCGCCAGATTGAAGCGGCTATTCATCAGGTCGCGGGATGGTTCACTGAAGGCGACGTCGAAAATGATGAGCTCATCGCAAAAGCTCAAGAGACCTTCCTCTCTCTTGGCGCGAGCTCACATCAAAATCGGAACGGTCTGGAGCTCATCAGCGGACCCGTCGAAGAGGCGATCGACGATATCGAGCGGATCCAGAAGAGCGGAGAGACGACCGGCTTAAAGAGTGGGATCTCTTCCCTCGACAAATCCATCGGAGGTTTCAAGCCAGGCGCGCTCTATATCCTCGCCGCGCGTCCAGCGATGGGGAAGACCGCGCTCGCGCTCAACATCGCCAGCGCCGTCTCGCTCAAGGAGCACGTCGCCTTCTTCTCTCTGGAGATGCCGAAGAAGCAGATTGGTCAGCGCCTTCTCTCCAGCTATTCAGGCGTCTCCGTCCAGCGCATCGACGAAGCGACGGTAAAGGCCGACGAGATCCCCCACCTTGTCAGCGCGGCGGAGTCGATCAAGGATAACAAGCTCTGGGTCGACGATAGCGCGGGATCGAGCGTCTCTTACATCAAAGGGCAGCTTCGACTTCTCCAGAGTAAACAGATCCAGATCGGGATGGTCGTTATCGACTATCTCCAGCTCATGGGCGGAAGCAAGAAAGGCGCGCGCCGATCCAGAGAGCAAGAGGTCTCGGAGATCTCGCGATCACTCAAGGAGCTCGCCAAAGACTTCGACTGTCCAGTGATCTGTCTAAGTCAGCTGAATCGAGGAGTGGAGAGCCGACCAAACAAGCGACCTCTCCTAAGCGATCTCCGTGAGAGCGGATCAATCGAGCAGGACGCGGATATGGTCCTCTTCGTCTATCGCGACGAATACTATCACCAAGAGAGCGAAGACAAAGGGCTCGCCGAAGTGATCATCGCGAAGAACCGAAGCGGACGCACCGGAACAACGAAGCTAGCCTTCAGCGGTGAGACCGTCCGCTTCTATGCGGTCGACTATTATTCGAGTGACTACGAGAAGAACGGGTGGTAACCTGACCTCTCATCGAGTCGGCGAGAGTCGACACTTCAAAACCTAGGCGGACTTGATAAATCGATGTATGTGATGACGGAGGCGCCGCGCAGCTCTTTACAAGGGCGCGCGGCGTTTCTTATTGTGAATCGCTTCTTCGGTATTTTTTACCGACCCTGAAGGGTCCAGTTGATTTTCAACTTTTCCCAGTGGGCGAGTAAAGGGTGTTTGAGAGAGCCGAAGAAGCTTTTTTTACAATCAACGCGCGCGCGAGTTGGTCATGGCGAAGAGCAAACTTACTGAAAAAGCGATCGTTCAAATCTGCCTCCGCCTCGTCAAAGGAGTTTCGATAGAAGCAGCTGCAGAAGCGGCGGGCGTTCATCGAGTGACCTTCTATAACTGGCTCAAGAAAGCTCAAGAGCCTGACGCTTCACCTCTTCACCTCAAGCTCGCCGAAGAGGTTCGCGAAGCTCAAGCGCTGGCAGAAGAGACGCTTGTCGATGTGATGAGGCGCGCGGCGATCGAGGGTGGTTCTGGTGACTGGCGCGCGGCGGCTTGGTTATTAGCTAGGCGTCACCCTGATCGGTGGAGCGAGAAGAGGGAGATCCAGATCAGTCAGGAGCAGAAGAGCGACGGAACCAAAGAGGTTCTGTCGATGCTCGAGCAGCTCCGCGAGACCGACGAAGAGGAGAGCGACAATGAGTGACGATCGGATCCTCGCCGCTCAAGCTCAAGGGATCTCGATCTACCTGCCTGGTCACTCCGCCAAGCTGCACAGGGCGCGCGCGGAGCTCCGCAAGGTCCAAGAGCGACTCTCACTCGATGCGCCGACTGGATACCTCGACCGCGTGATTGAACTATGCGAAGCGCTCCAGCCAATGGATCGACGAGACGCGGAGGCGATCACTTTGGTTCCGGCAGATATCCCTGCTCCCGAAGAGCGCTAGTCGTCATTGGGAAGAGTGACTCGACGATCTTAAAGGCTGCCTCTACAGCTTCGCGCGTCTCCGGTTGAACGTCGGGCGCGAGGCGAAGGTGAAAGAAGTTGAGCCAGTTTTTCAGGTTTCCTGACATCCAGAAAACAGTATATGAGCTCACCGGCAAAACAGACCGCGCGAGCTCCCTCGCAACACCCTTGCCGATCAGATCATAGTAAAGATCTCGGCTCGCGCGGTTATGCGCGAAGAATCTCGCGAGAAGATCTGCGTCGTCGATCTTCTTATCTGAAGAGCACTGTAGATTCTTCGCCGCTTGTTCACGGAGCTCACTCGGCGACCAGAAGCGGAGCTCTGCTGAAGTGTAGCGGCGAGAGAGCTCGTTAAAGCTGAAGGTTCGATGGCGGAAGATCTGCGAGCGGACGAAGAGCGGCACCGTCATCCGAATCGTAATCGACGAGTGTTCAAAAGGCGTAGTGTGACCATGACGCAAGAGGAAGAAGATCAGCTTCTGATCGTCCTCGACCGGTCGCTCTTCGATGTCCTTCGCGAATGATGCGCGCGCCGACGCGGCCGCTCTTCGGTCGTCTCCCATGTGATCGATATACTGGACCAGACCGATCCCGTCGCCGTAAATGTCGAGCTCCATTTTCCCTTGCTTTCTTCGTCTTAATATAGTGTTAATTGATGCGCGGTTGAGATCATTTTTTGCTAGATCACTGTCGCGATCTCAACCGAGATTCTAGAAGCCGCTCCGGTTCTGCACTAAGTCGGAGCGGCTCATTTAAACATAGTCCAGCGCAAGGCTGGAGACGGATAAAATCATGGTGAATGATGTCGTCCTTCTGGGACGCTTGGGACAAAATCCAGAGCTCAAGCGGACCGCAGCGGGGAAAGAGTTTTGCGTCCTCTCTGTCGCGACCTCGATCGGCAAGGGAGACCAGAGGAAGACCGAGTGGCATCGGGTCGAGGTCTGGAGCGCAGCGGCCCAAACTTGCGAGCGCTATCTTCGCAAAGGGGCTCGCGTCTTCGTGCGCGGTCGCCTCAAGAGCAATGAGTGGGAAAAGGAGGGGATGAAGCGGAAGGACTGGCGCGTCGTCGCGTATGACGTCCGCTTCCTCGACCGAGAGGAGCGCTCTCATGGAAGATAGCAAAGTCGACCCAAGAGAGACCGCGTATCACTCCCTTGAGCTGATCGTCCGCATCGCTGGTCAGCTGCTCAACCAGGGAACGCCAGTCGAGGAGATCGTCGTCGCACAGATCACCCAAGGGATGATCGAGGCGCGCGAGCTCGTCGAAGGGGAGAGCCCACAGATTCTCAAGGCGAAGAAGACAGCGGCGGCGAAGCAGCGCGACGCCTGGGCGAAGCAAGTCGAATACCTCGATCGGCTGATCGTCACGGAGCTCGTTGGGGAGGGATCATGACTAGGAAGCGAGTCGCACCTAAGCAAGAGATGCTTCAAGTTCGGATCCATAAGAACATAAGAACGCGCGCCGAACTCCTCTTGGAATGGGTCGCTGGAAATGCGGAGCTCTCTCCATCCGGCTCTGCTGAACTGACAGATGTTTACAGAGCAGCACTCTGCTTAGGGCTCGAACGGTTAGAGAGTAAACGGAGACGTGAGCTCAACGAGAATCCAGCTCGACCAAAAGATCAAGCTGAAGAGGTAGAAGAAGCAACCGAAGATGATGAGCCAATCCCAGAGTCTCTTAAGTTCGCTGATAGAGTCATCGGTTTAATCCATGAAGGAGCGCAGATGGAGGCCGATCGCGCCGCTATCGCAAGGACAGAGCTTCATCGTAGATACCGATATACAGCTATCCATCCCGTTGATGATGTTCTAAAACAACTCATCGAGAATCCAGATCCGCCAGAAGACCTCGTCGAGAATCCAGATCCGTCAGAAGACCAGGCAGAAGAGGTCGACCCGCGACAAGGCTTGTCAACCTTTCAAAGACAGCTTCTAAAGATGAAAGAGGCAGAAGAGCGAAAAAAGCTAGAGGAGGAGGAGTCATGAGCTTCAATCGCAAAATTAAGCGACGGTCGCTCGCTCCGTCATTCGCTCCGTACTCTTTCCCTAAAAGGAAAGAAGTGAAAGGCGAGTGGTTTGAGTATGATGATATTGAATTTGTTGACTGGGAGCGCTCGGATTATACGCAAATCAAAGAGGCCATAGACCGAGGCCGTAACAAGACCTATACGAGCGAAGAAATGTTTTACATGTCGAAAGAGGAGCGCGAGAAGATTGTAAGGTCTGCCATAACCGAGAACTCTGGAATGGAGTACGGGTTATTTAAAGAAGATGTAGATGATGAGGCCGATGGGATTTGGGGATTCTGTGAGGGTAACAAACTTATAATTCGCGGCCATTTTGGTGATGTATTGCAGGAGGACGGCTGCAAGAGATCATATTATGAAGCGTACTTGGTCGAGAATCGTCGTGTTCATCGTAAAGGGCTTATGGGAGTCGTTTACTTTCCATTCTCGAAGCTGGAAGAAGGTACTAGGCTCGTCGTTTTAGACATGGAGTTAAAGAAAGCCTCATGAGCAACGGTCTCCTTCTAGCCTTCGCGCTCTGGATCGCCTCGCGGCCTCGTCGGAAAAGAAGAAGAAGAGTAGAGTGAGCCTCCATAGATAGGGGGATCTCATGTCTAAAAGCGCTCGGTCTTGGCTCGCGTCCTTAATCTTTCTCACGATGGTCGTCGGGCTGATCTTCTTCCTTACGTTCTTGGAGATCCCAGACAAGAACAAAGACCTCATTACCTCGATTATAGGTATGCTCGTCGGCTCCATATCGATGGCGATCTCGATCTTCGTCGGTCGCGATCCCGATGACATCGCCACCTTGAAGGGACAGATTGAAGAGCTCTCCGACGATCGGAACACGCTCATCGCTCGGCTCCGCGATGCGCAGATCGACAAGGATATTTTGAGGCGCCAGCATGAAGGGCTTCAGGCGCTGGTGATCTCCAAGCTCTCTGTCTTCGCAGAGGACAAGCGACTCGGCGAGCTCGCGGCGCTGGCGGATGAACGCTCGATCCCTGAAGAGGTCGCGCGATGGATACCAGGCGAACGAGCTCCGCAGATCCCAGCGACGATGACGCCGCTTCCTAAGAGGTCGCCGCTAGACGATATCCTTGGAGGAGGAGATAAAAGCTAGAATCCTCCGGCGCCTTCCCAAGGCTTCCGCTTCTTCTTCGGTGGAGAGTAGGAGCGGCGCGGCTTCTCCTTCTTCTCAAGAGCCTCGTCGTCATTCCACCTCCACATGATGCAGTCATAGCGGAGAGCGTCGAGCGGGTCTTCGCGTCCGTCCTTCACTGGGGACTCTTTGCGCTTGTCCCAACGATAGGACTCAAGCGCTTTCCGCAGACTGTTCCCGCTCGCCTTGCGCCCAGCTTCCCAGACCTCGCGAGTGACTCGATAGTTCCGTCGCCAGATCGAGCGCTTGAGGCGCTGCACTCCGTTGATGATGTCTACGCGGACTGGCGAGGTCGTATGACGGAGGCGAAGACCGATCCCTCGCGGCGGAGCTCCGGAGAGGACGCGGAACGAGGAGAGGGCGGTCTGGTCGTTCCGCGCCGCTCCAGCTTTGTCGCCGCATCCCGCGTCTAGCCAGATGCGCGGACTAGGCGCCGACGCCTTAAACTTGCGCGGCCAAGCGATATCGAGGATCAACCGCGCGAGCTCTTCGAGCGTCACCTCATGAGGATTGATCTCTCCGCAGATGATATCGGCGCCGAGATCTGGGTCATGAGCGATGATGAGGACCGAGGGTTTACGAAATCCCCAGTCGACCGCGATCCTCCCCTCCATCGTCGGCCTATACTTCCAACCGTCGACGATATTCTCCTCACTCCACTCGGGATAGACGGTTCCCGTCGGCGGGCGCGGTTCATTCATGATCATCGCGGCGCGCTCTTCAGGAGGAAGCGCTTCGGTCGCCTTAAACCAAGCGGCGGAGAGGTTGCGCTTGTTCGCGTAGCTTGTGTGGTAAATCGGCTGGCAACCGTTATCTTCTGCCATTCGGACCCACCATGCATCGGCGACTGGTAAGCCGACCATGACGAGAATGGGCGACGGTCCAGATCGAAGGCGACCGAGAGCTTTTTGCGCGACCTCTTCATTCATCGTCTGGGCCTCATCGATGAAGGCGGCGCCGCTGACGTTAATACCCTCAAGCGGGTTGTGACTGCTATCGCGCGTCCCTGGTCTGAAGTACGCGCGACACCATACGCTTGAGCCCGTTGAAGGATCAGTCCACGTCCCCTTTAACTGATTCCACTGCCAACCAAGCGGCCCTAACCACTTCTCGATCTCCGGAGCTAACACCGTCCGATATCTCGGCGCCGTGTCAGTGATGAGCAGAGACGACGAGCCAGGGCGGAGCTTGCTCATCATGAGCAGGCCGAAGACGAGCGCGCTGGTCTTACCTGATCCCCATCCGGCGCGGACCGCGATAAAGGTCTCTTCATCGACGAGAGCGCGGACTAGATCCTTCTGTAATGGGTTGAGCTTCATGGGATCATTGTCTCTCATACTGAACGAAATTATGGTACTGAACACATGGGAGGTTCTATGTCATACCGGACAGGCTATCAGAGACGGCGCGATGTTCCCTATCAGGGCGCTCCAGCGCTTCCCCCTCTCGGCGCGCGAGGGATCACCGGAACCTACCTCTCCGGCGGACAAATCACCGGCAAAGAGCAGAATCTCCGCCTCACTGGTCTTCAGTGGGTACGCGAAGCGGAGGAGATGCTCGCGACTGATCCAGTCGTTCAGGCTTCTTGGCGTGTTCTGAAACAGACGCTCCTTGAGGCGTCTTGGCGATGGGTGCCAGGCGACGAGGACGACGCGCGGTCAAAAGAGTTCGCTCGCTTCGCCAATGAGTGTTGGGGATTCGACGGTTATCCAGGGATGATGTCTCTCTCATGGGAAGAGCAGCTACAATATCTCTGGGAGTTCGCGCCGATCGGCTATCGCTACGCGGAAGAGCTGTACAAGATCGCCGACGACGAGAACGGGACGCCGCGCGTCTGGCTCGACCTCTACGCCGACCGCGAGCCAAGCGCTCACCTTCGCTGGGAGTCGCTCGACGGTCAGACCCTTGAAGCGGTCTGCCAGCAGCTCCGAGGCAATACGCTCCCACCGGAACCGATCCCAGCAAGTAAGCTTCTTCTTCTCACTCTGAATCGAACGGGCTCAAACTTCGAGGGGCGCGGCCTTCTTCGTCCTGCGTGGTGGTGGTGGCGATTCAAGCAAAGAACCGCGAACCTTCTCGGCGTAGGTATGGAACGCTGGGCAGTCGCGACTCCTCGCGTCGCTGTCGATCGGTCGGCGGCTGAAGCGGCTGGTCTGACCGATACAGATATCGACGAGATGATCGATCGCGCGGCGGCGCAAGCTCAAGCGTACATCGCACAAGAGCAGAGCTTTCTCGTCGATAATCCAGTTGTGAGCTTCCAGACCTTCGGCGAGCAAAAGCTCGACAGCTCTCACGCGCTCGCCACCATCAAAGAGTGCGACCACCAACTGTCGATGGCCTTCCTTGCGAGCTTCATGAATCTCGGAACCACTGACACGGGATCGAGGAGCGTCGGCGAAGTCCACCTCTCTGTCTTCCGTCGCTCCGCGCTCAATCTCTGTGACATGATCTCCTCTTCAGTCGGTGGAATGGATCGGAGAGGCGGCGGGACAATCGGTCGCCTTCTTCGATGGAACTATGGAGAGTGCTCACCCTCCCAGCTCCCTCGACTCGTCCACTCTGGTCTCGACGCTGACGAGCTCGCGGAGAGCCTCGCCGCTCTCGCTCCG